CCTTGCGATGCTGCATGGTCCCGTGTATTTGCCATCCGCCGATTGCTTGTTCGGCATTACTTCCTCCCATGAATCCACGAGGTATCCTACCGATACCCCCTTGAGCGTTCCGCTCTGAACCTTTGCAAAAATCTTTTCAGAGTCTTCGTCTGAATCAAAGGTTACCTCTGCCTCTCCACGACCGTTCTCTATCCATGCCCTCTCGATCTTTCCGATGACGGCATCCCGGTTGTGGTTGTAAAGCAGGACTCCTATCTCATTGAGCCGGGTCAAATCCACGGCTCCGTCTGAGTGGTCTAATATTTCGGGTCCGAACCATCTTTCGTATGGTTCTTCGCTGGAGAAGGAAAGCCTGAAGGTTCTATCCTTGTTTTCCACCGCCCGAATTTGGCAGTTTAGAACTTCCCTTGTCGCTTTGCTCTTCTCCATCGTCTTCGGGCTTTTCGCCTCCATTGTCCTCTGGAGATTCGCCGCCCTCTTCCTCTGTGAGTGTTGGCTCATCCTCTTCATCCTCCTTTTCTGATTCTTCCTGCAGCTTGTTGTCAAACATGACGCTGTTGAAGTCTCCGAGTCCCTTTTCCTTTGCGTACTCCGAAACCTCGACGATGTCATCTATCTGGGTGCGCCAGTCTGCGCCGTTCTCTGCACAAATCTGTTTGTAGGTCTTGACCCCTGAGTTCATCGCCGTCTTCATCGCCCCGGATTCCTTCTGTGGGTCTATCCACTTCTTTGGTGGTTGAATCCATTCGTGGGCGAGGTAGTCGTCCTTTTTCTCCCAGAAGTCTTTGATTGATACCGCCCCTGCGAGGACTGCGGAAATGACGAAGGTCTCATAAATCTCATCAAGGATTGAGATGATCATTTCCTTTTCTTCCTGGAATGTCATTTCATCCTCGATTGCTCCCTGCCTTGCCGATGCGTAGTTGGTCTCGCTCATGTCACGGCTGGTTGCCTCGTAGGAGAGACCCTGCCCTGCACCGACGAGCCTTTGCTGCAGTTTCACAAAGCTGGTAGCATCTGCGGACTGCCCTGTCGGGTTGACCACTTCCACGTCGTCCCCAGCATTGAGTTCCTTGATCATTCCGGGTGTCAGCGTCTTTCCGTCGTAGGAGAATCGGTCGCCGCCTCCGGCAGTCCCGGCTCTTCCTATCCCTGAAACAGGGAGCTGCTTCTTGATGAATACCGAGAGGCAGGCTTCTATCCTCTGTTTCACACTGACCGCTGTGATGAATTCGTTCACGTCCCTGATTCTTGTGACCGTCTGGGACATGTCGCTCATCTCCCGAATCTGCGAGGGTCTCTTCTTTGTGTAGTAAAAAATCACATCGTCCGCCTTGACGTAGACCGGGTCGGCGATGGAGTAGCCGTCGATGCTGTATTGCCTGATCCAGTATCCTACCGGGCGGTTGTATTCGTTGTACTCGATTCCGCCGACGATGCGGTGCTTCGGGTTCTTTGCCATGACCTGCATTTCGTCCAGTTCGTCCACCTCGATCATCTGAAGGGAGAACGGCAGGATGCCGTCGCTGGTGTACCGCTTCACGAATAAAACGCCGCCGTCCACCTTTTTCCTGATGACCGCCATGCGGAGCATCTGGTTTAAGCTCTGCGACCCGGTCACGTCGCAGTTCCTTGCCTTGCACCATTTCTTCCAGAGCTTCTCCAGCTCTTTGTTGGTTTCCGCTTTCGGGGTCTTGACCTGAATCTGAAAGCCGGAGCCGATGACGTTCCTCTTATACGCTCCGAGGACGGAGTTCATCACGTCCGAGTTGCGTTCGAGGTCTCTCGCTCTTGCCCTTACCCATTCACGGCTGGTGCGGTCGGTAACCTCTGCGGACTGGTTCGTCACTCTCCATCCTGAATTGAGACGACCGTAGTCCCCGGCATCGTAGTTCCTCAGTTCGTCGTAGGCGTTTCGCCACGCCGCTCTCTTTGCCCCTGCCTCCGGGCTTATGAATGCTATCAAATTGTCGAGCCATGCCATCTGTCCTACCTCCCTTCAAAAAACGCCACGTAGGTGTCGTCTATGAGTGAGGTGTTGCTTTCGGCTGCTATCTCTGCCTGCAGTTCCTTTTGCCTTGCGAGGAGCTGCGAGTATTCCGCCCTGGTCAGTTTCCTGGAGCCTATCTGGTAGCTCTGACCGCCGAGGGCGACGTTGGAGAGTGCCTGTTGCACCTCTTCCAGTTCCTGTCTGGCTGTCTTAATATCTGCCATGCCATCATCCTCCTATATCCAGTGTTCGTTCGTCTGTATCCATGATTCCTCTGGGGTTTCCGTCTTTTCGGGTCGCTGGGCTTTTTCCTCGACCTTTGCCTCTTCCGCCAGGTGCATGGAGCGGACTCCTAAAATGTCAGCCGCCGCCAATGCGTAGACCTCGCAGTCGAGGTAGTGGTTGTCGGTGTGTGAGGCTTTCAGCTCCCAGGTCGTTACCAGCTGCGTTCCCTTCTTGATCTGCACCTTGTGTTCGGCTGTGACCTGTTTGGCGTATTCCATGTCGCATCCCTGGTAAACCATCCACGCCCCTCTGCCATTTTCCTTTTGCATTCGGGCGGCTATCATGTCCTTGTATTTTCCGCCGTCTACCACGGCGAGGTTCATTCCGTATGCCTTGCTGTCGGTCTTGTTAATCTTCGAGAGGTGGAAGTGTTCGGTCATGACCCTTGATGAACCTTTGACCGGGAGTGCCCAGTCTGAATTGTTCGCACAAAAGTCGTAGACTGCGTCTGCGTCGAATCCTGAATCGATCAGGCAGAGGGAGACGACCAGCTGTGTTCCGTCTTCCTTCTGGTACCCGTAATTCATGACCCTCTCGATGTCCGTCCAGCTCATCGCCTGTCCGTGGGCTATGTTCTGGCTGGTGATGAAGTTGCCCCACGCCCGGATTGTCCAGTAGAGGCAGGTTTCCTGAACGTCGACGCCGCCTGTGATGAATTTCGCCCAGGTCGGTACCGTGAATTCCTCGAATTCCGTTTGACGCTCCAGCACCACGTCGGCTGAGGTGGTGAGCCTCGTGTCTTCCCACGGCTCTGCCAGCCACGAGTTGATGAAGTTCTGCATCCTCTCGTTGTCGCCCTGCGAATTGATCCATTCGAGGGCGATTTCCGAAAAGCGGACGAACGGGGAATAAAGGACTGAAATCCAGTAGCCTATCTTTCGCCTTGCGGAGTTGTTCTCTTTCACGATCCGCCACTCTCCGTAGCGGAGCATCTTCCCCTTGTGCTGGTCGTTGATGATGCAGCCACATTCCTGGCAAACGTAGACCGCCTGGTCTGCCCTGTCGGATGCCGTCTGCCCCTCTTCCTTTTGTGGGAATTTCAGGTTTGCAAATTTCAGCTCTATCATTTCGCCGCAATGGGGACACGGCACGAAGTAGTGTTTCTCCACGTCGCAGTCCAGCAGGTTCTTCCAAATGTGACCGCTCTTTATCGTTGGCGTGGAGGTCATGTAAATCTTGCGGTTTGCGAAGGTCTTTGTCCTCTCTCGTGCCAGCGATATCGGGTCCGCCTCTTTTTTGCTTGCTCCGGGGTACTTGTCTACCTCATCGAGAAAAAGGTACTTGATTGCCCTCGATGCCAAGCTGGAGGGGCTGTTCGCACCTGAAATCGTGAGGTACATTCCCTCGAATTGCAGTTCCATTTTCTGGCTGCGCAGTTCAAGGTATCTTTCCCGGAGCGTCGGGCTTGCCGTCATCATCGGCTTGATTCTGTTTTCGCTTATGGACTCTCCGAGCTTGTCTGAAGGGTAGACCACCATGCTTGGTGCTGGGTCCTGCCCCACGATGTAGCCGAGCATGTTCAGTTCCGCCTCTGTGCCTCCTACCTGGGTGCATTTGCAGAAGACGATTTCCTCGGTCTCGTAGTTGTTCAGTTCGTCCATGATCTCTGTGAGGTACGGGGTCTTGTCGTTCCTCCACGGTCCCGGCATCGCCGCCGTCTTAGCGTCGAGCATTCGGTATTTCTGCGCCCACTCGGACACGGTGATGTCTTCGGGTGGGTTCAGTTGCCGGAGGGCTTCGTGGATGTAGCTTGCTACCTCGAACTTTTTACGCCACTTACGGCTTCTCGCCACTGAGAATCTCCTTCACGTCTTTTGGTTTTGCGATGCCTGCCACAACGAAGGAGTTCAGGAGTTCGGCGATTTCGTCTGAAATCTCTTTCTCCACCCTCCTTTGCTCCAGCGGTTCTAATGACCCCGAAAGCATACCGCCGATTCTGTTTGGGAGGCTCATTGCGAATTTTTTGAAAACCACGAAGAACTTAGCGTAGTCGAGCTTCACTTCCTCGATGCTGATGTAGTCCCCTGCGGCTATCGCCGTTTTCAGTCGGTGCAGCTCTCCCTGGCTTTCTCTCAGGGCGATGTCTGCCTCCATCTTTTGTTCTCGCAGTTCTATCTCTTTATCCGTTCGGTGCGCTTTGCCGTATGCCTTGTCTGAAAGGTATTTGATGTATTTCTGCGCCGTCGGGATCAGGTCGTACTTCCTGACCTGCCTGCCATTCTCCACCACTATGGTGTGTTCGATGATTTTCTCTTCGTCCAGCTGCTGGATGCGCCGGACGGAAAGTCCGAAGAGTTGACCGATGGTCTCGGAACGGACGAGGTTCTTTGCTGTGCTTTCTTCACTCATCGCCGTACCCCCCCCGAATCAATTCTGTGAGGTCTACGGTCATGTTCAAATCGTCCATGATCATTCCTCCATTTCCGCCGTCTGCCCGGTGTAGTTCTCCCACCGATTGACGATCACGTCTGCGTAGACCGGGTCAAGCTCCATCAGGTATGCCCTGCGGTTTAATTGTTCCGCCGCCATGAGCGTTGTTCCTGATCCACCGAATGGGTCGAGGACTTTCCACCCTGGCTTGCTGGAGTTCTTCATCAGCCGTCCGATGAGGCTCACGGGCTTCATCGTCGGATGCAGGTCGTTCTTTGCTGGCTTCTTTTCCCAGATGACGCTGGTCTTGTCTGCCCAGAATGCCCGAAGCTGTTCAAGGTATGCGACCAGTTCGTCCTTTTTCATGCTCTTGAAGTCGATTTCATCTTCCAGGATGACCGTGTCCTGCGTTCGGTCGTTGATGAAGTAGTGACCTGCGCCCTCTTTCCAGCCGTAGAGGATTGGTTCGTGCCGCCACTGGTAATCCTGACGCCCCGGTACGAAGGTGTTCTTCTCCCAGATCAGGCATTGCGCCAGCTTCAGTCCTGCGTCCCGGTATTTCTTCCTGAAGGCGTAGCCGTTACTGTCGGCGTGGAAGACGTAGATTGCTGCGCCCTCTCGCATGACCTCGAAGGTCTCCCGGTAGAACGCTCCGAGGAACGCCTCGAATTGCTCATCTGTCATGTCGTCGTTCAGAATCTGGGAATGCTCCCGGCTGACTCCGACGCCCATCGCCTCGCTGGTGTCTTCCACCTTTTCTTCGTATGCCACGTTGTAGGGCGGGTCCGTGATCACGAGGTCTGCGGTTTCTCCGTTCATGAGGACTGCCATGTCGTCTGCGCTGGTGGAGTCCCCGACCATCAGTCTGTGGCCTCCTAAAATCCAGACGCATCCGGGAATGCTCCGGGTGTTCTTCTTTGCCTCTTCGTAGGCTTCATCCTCATTCCAGTCGTCGTCTTCCTGCGCCTCCTCGGTGTCAAACTGGACTTTCAAATCCTCCAGCTCCGAGTGCGTGAATCCTGACAGCTGCATGTCGATGTCTGAAAGGTCAAGCTCTATCAGGAGTTCGTATAATTTCTCTTCATCCCATTCGCCGCTGATTTTGTTCAGGGCGATGTTGAGTGCCTTTTCCTCTTCCTTGGTCTTGTCAAGGATGACCACGTCCGCCGTGTCGTACCCAAGGTCGATCAGGACTTTCAGCCTCTGGTGTCCGCCGATGACGGTACCGTCGCTGTTGGCTATGATCGGGTCGACGTAGGAGAAGGACTCGATGCTTCTTTTGATTTTTTCATACTCCGGGTCTCCCGGCTGGAGGTCTGCCCTCGGATTGTATTCCGCTGGTTTCAGCCAGGAGAGCGGCTTTTCTTGCATGTTCAGTTTTGCTTTCATGGCTCTGCGCCCCCTCTCTGCGTAACGAAACGCCTAAAAAATTTTTTCAAAAATCCGGGCAAAAGCCGGACTTTCCTCGGACCCACTCGAACGCCTGTTCGGGTAGTACCTGAACGCCGTTCGAACCCCACCGCCTCTTGCGCATCGTTTCCGCTGTCTCTGGCAAAGAAAAAGAGCAGCCATTCTTTCGCCGCTCTCATGCCTCTGTGGGGAGGTCTTTTTGATCTCTTCATTTCTTCACTCTATCATTCTAACACGTGCGAGTGTCCTGATGTGTCCTGACTTGCCTGAAGGCTGCGCCAAGCCTTGAGCTTCAAGGCTTCGAGGTCTCTCGCTTGTCTCTTCTTTCGTTGTTCTTTTGTTCTTCTTTGATTGATTGCTTGCGTGTGTGCGTGTGCCTTGGTGTGTGTGCCTGCCCCTGTGGTGGGGTGTCTGTACGCCCCTGTTATAAGCCCCTCTGTACTGGGTGCTGGGTCTGTGGTGGCTGTCCTAAAAATGCCCCCTGAAAAACCGCCCCCATTTGGGGGTCTTTATATCCCCCTTTATTCCTGCCCCTGTTTCTGGGGCATATGCCCCGACCCTTGTTTTTTGCCCTCTGGAAAAAGGCTATTTTTGGACTTGGAAATCCGACCACTGTTTTGGGCTTTGCCTCTGGGTTTTCGAATTTGAAAATCCCATTTTCAAATCCCGACCCTGATTTGGGATGCCGTTTTTCAAATCCCGGTTTATTTTTTCCGATTTTTTTTTCTGGATTTATTTCCCGGCTTGATACCCCCACTTTGGTTTTTCGACCCCGTCTGTTTTTCACGCTCGACGCACCAGGCGAGGTACGCCAGTCTGGAATTTTCGACCTCGGTCTGAATCTTTGGAAAATCCAGCAGCTTGTCGATCGCCCGATTGTGGTGGTCGTAGCAGCCGCTCCGTGCTATCGGGATTGCGTCTGCGATTTCTCCCCAGCCTTTCATGTCTATGTACCGAAGTTCAAAAATCCGTCTTGCGATTTCGTGCTGTGGTATAAAGTCGATGATGTCCATGACCCTCACGATGCTTTTTTCGATCTCCGCCTTTTGTTCATAGATTCTGTCCTCGATTTCTGAAAGTTTGAAAAGGATTGAAGCCGCCCCTGCGCTTGGTGTCTGTGTTCTGGGCAGTGGCTCGTATCCGGCTGCGCCTATCGGGGCGTTTCTTTCAGCGTTGATCCGCATGAGCCTCTCGGTGAGTTCATCCTTGTGAGCCTCCGCCCTCCACACCTGTTTCAAAACCCATATCAGGATGTCCTTTTGCTCTTGTCTGTCCATCTTGTCACTCCTCCGTGTTAAAAAATTTCTTGATGACCTCGTTCGCCTCTTCCGGGTATGAAACGACCGCCGCCGTGCCGCCTGCGTCCTGAATCATCGCCATGGTTCTTTTCTGCAGCTCGGTTGCCTCTCCGAGAATCGGTCGCTTTACCTCGAATCCGAAGTAATGACCTTTTTTGATACATAAAATGTCCGGCATACCGCCCTCCGAGTATTGCGCCAGGGTGATTTTTCGAATGAATGCATCCGGGTGGCTTTTTTTGAGTCCCTGCAGGATTTTTTTCTGGAATTCCTTCTCTGCCGGGATTTCCTTACGCAGGTAAGCCATCGCCTGCGCCTTTGTGCAGTCCTTTTTCCTCTGGACTGACCGAATGACTTCATCCGGGTTCATTTTTGCGTCGTATCTTTCGAGCATTTTGCCTCATCCTTCCTTTTTCCGTTTTTCCGCCTAGCCTCTTGCCAGCTCTTCTTTGAAATCCTGTTGAAGGAGTTCTTTTGTCGGTGGCAGCATGATCGTGATCCCACCTCGGTAATCCACGACCAGCTTTCCGTCTTCCATCTTTGTCTTTGCCCATTCCCTTGCCTCAGCCCACCAGTCCATGTCGATGAGGTCGTTGTGGTATGGGAATTCGTCGCTCATCGGGTTCTCGCTGCAATGCTCCAGCCAGTAGGGACCGTATGCTTTGTACCAGACTGCGGTGTGAACCGGGCAGAGGTCTGTGATGAACTGGTTGATGTCGTAATGGGTGAGGAGCTTCTTGAAAGCCTCATTGATGTGTTTCTGTCCGGCGTTCAATTCCGCCTGCACCCTCTGGGTGAGTTCCTTTTCCGCATTTCCGTATTCCGTTCCAAGCCTGCACCCCATCAGCAGGAAGTCCTTTGCTACCTCTTCGGCATCGGTCTTGATCTGCATCCTCAGTTTGTGGAGCGGTTTTTCGTACTGCCTCTTTTGCTGGGCTGTCATCTGTGTTTCGTTGCTTCGGAGTTTTTTGACTCCGTTTTCCAATCTTTCCAGTGCTGAATCTTCCATTTCTGCCTCCTTTTTGCCTTTTGAACACCTTTTTCGGTGTTCAGCGTGATTTAGGTGTTCGGTCTCTAAGCCTTGATTTTGCTGGGTTTGTCGGTCGAGTGAACACCTGAACACCTTTTTTTGATACACCTTGCGTTTTTTATGAATTTTACAATTTGGTTTTGTTTCATTTTCCGTACGAGGGTATGTAATAAAAAAAGGTGTTATAAGTGTTCAGTAGTATCTCTAAGCCTTGATTTTGCTGGATTTTTCACTGAACACCTTTGTGAACACCTTTTCAAAAAAGGTGTTCAGTTTTCAAAAAAGGTGTTCAGTCAAAATCGCTTTTCCGCCCTTGGTTCGTACTCGACGCAGCCGTGGTTGTAGTCCGTCTCATCGAGGTAGTAATCGCTGGTGTCGCAGAGGCAAATCCAGCCGCCGTCACGCCCATCGCCCCTGCGGTGATGCCTGCAGTTGCCGCACCGGGTCTGTCGCCTCTGGGACGGCATTTCAAATTCTGATTCTCTATTCATCTTCCTGATCCTCCTCTCCCTCTTCGGATTCGTTCTCTTCGTTCTTCCTGCCTGCCATCAGCATTGTGAAGAATGACGCCATCAGGTTGTCCTGCGTGTTTGGCTTCGGGACGGCTACCGTGGCGGCTGCGCAGGTCACGCCCATTGCGATCTGAATCGCAAGCTCGGGGTTCTTCATGCGCTGGTAGGCTCTTTC